TCAGGCTTTGCGCTGCTCCGCTATGCGCTGGCGCTCCAGGTCGTTGCTCAAGCCTTCCATTGCTGCCTCTGCCATGACCGTATCAACCACCATGTAGTGCTTCATGATGTTGCGGATCTGGGTCAGTGAGTGCCCGGTGATGGATGATATCCACGCATCGGTGCTGCCTGGCACGCGGCCTAGACGGGTTACGGCCGTGTCGCGCGTGTCGAGAAACTTGACCTCCATCGGATCGCCGGCAGCGACCATCCGCCCGGTGCGCGGATCCTTGATGCTGCGCCGTGGCGCGTCCGGACCTTCTCCGATAATCGAGGGGCAGGCCTTACCGGCCAACGCTCGAACCTGGCGCCATCGCTTGTCGAAATGACCGGCAACGGTGTCGAAGGGCAGGCCGGTGGTCTGATCGACAATCAAGGTACGTGCCGGGGTGGCTCCCCACCGGTGCCGGTCTGCCTGCTGTGCCTTGGCCAAGCGTGCGGTGGCGTCGGGATATCGCGCCTCGATATCACTCATGTGGGCAGCCAGGACGGCCGAATGCGGCTGGATCACAGGCGCTGACACAACCGCGCCCGTCTTGCTGTGGTCATAGGTGAGCGTCGGCAGTTCGCCGGGCATGGTGCGCCAGCGGTTTGCGGGCAGCTGCAAGATGTCCACTTTTCGCTGACCATGATACACGGCGGTCATGAACACGGCCGCGATGTCGAGCAAGCCGAGTTGCCGGCACGCTGAGAGGATGGCGTCCTCTTCGGCGAAGGTAATCAATCGAAGGCGGGGCGGGGCCTCCTTCAACCGCACGCCCTTGGTCGGATCATCGCCCTGCCAGAAACGGCCCCGACCGTATGAGAATACGATCGACAGGGCCCGCATGGCACCATTGGCCGCGTGGTGCTTCCCGCGCGAAAGAAGGGTTGTGTACCGTTCTTCGATCATGTCGCGGCTGACTGCGCCTGCCGGCAGATCACCCATGAACGCCCGCCACGTCTCCAAATAGTTCGCATAGTCCCGGCGCGTGGCCGGGGCCAATTCCTTGAATAGCCGCGAATCTTTGTAACCGTCGATCATGGCGCTGATGCTGTGCTTTCCGCCCGCGCCGGCGGAAGCCCCATGGCCGGGCAACACGACCGGCAAGAACGGTGCGCGTGGCCTTTGTCCTTGCTGCCAGGCGTCGAGCACGGCTGTCACGGCGTCGTCTGTGCCGGTCTTCCATGCGGCGACTGCCTTGTTGATCCATTCAGCCTGTGCCTGCGCCTCGGCGCTGTCATCGCTCAGGCGGACATGCTTGAACCCGACAGATCTAAGGCCCGGCGCTGCGTGCCAGCGATACCGGGTCGATCCATCGGCGCGAGGGATGGCGGTCAGATGTGGGATCTTCTTTCGCATGATTGCCTCCTGTGTGGCGGGGAGGGAAGCGCAAGCCTCAGGGTGAGCCCGGCGAATTGTCAATAGAGTTGCGCGGCCGATAGCTATCGGGCTTGCCGATGCGCTTCACCCGAGATCCGTGAAAGAAGGGTGTTGATGCGGCCCAGCATCTCTGTCTTGCGGATGTGTCCGCGTTGGGTGTTTGGCTCCCAGTAGACCAAACCGTGGTCTCGAACTTCTTCCAACATCTCGTGCATCTCATCGAGTTGGGAGATGATGGCCGGGAGAGTGCGGATCCCGACCGTCACAAGTTCACCGAACGCGTGCGCCTCGGGGTCTTCGCTTCCCTCAGTTTCGGCGCGCCACTCGTCTAAATCGACGTTCTTCAAGAGTTGCCTAATCCGTTCAACCTCAAGCATGACTACTCTTTCCCGGTTCGGCGCGCTTGGCGACGCGATCAATGCGGTCTATCTCAGCTAGGATCAGTGCGGCAGCGCGGACAAGGTTTTCTCGTGCGCCGCGCGGCTTCCACCAGCCGCTGTCCCACGGCCATAAGGCGGGAAGATAGTTGGTGTCTGTTCCTGCTGCGGCTAAGGCATAGCAGGCTGCGGCCTTAGCAATTGCGCGGTCAGTGTGAGCATCGTCATGCTTGGGCGTCCAACCTTCTTCGTAGAGTTGGCGATACCGTTCGGCGGCGACATCCCGACAGCTCTGTGACTGCGCCAACAGCTCAGTCGTCCCCGTCTGCTTTCTAGTCTCGCTCATGTTCTAATCCTCCACTCTGGTCTGGTTCAATCTCAACGGGGGCGACACTCCCGCTCTCCAGTCCGCAATAGATGCAAGCCCAGTGAAGAGCCTTGTGTCGGGCGGGCGCTGCAATCTCCCTGCCACAGAAGCAGCATGTTGTGCCCCGATAAGGAGCGGGGCTGTATGCTCGGGCGTGCCATGGCATGCAGTAGCCGGCCGGTTTGATGGGGATCAGGCTCAGGTGCTTATTGTCCGTACCCATCAGAATGGCACGTCATCTGAGAAAGGAGGGTAAGCCAGGTGGACTGCGAAGAGCGCCCCGGCCATGGCCGTCTCCGGCTGAAACCCATGTGCTTCGTAGATTTCGGCGTCCGCGTGGGGCCGTGCGCGGTACACATGGATACGCGCGTGATAAACGATGTCCTTTGCTCGCCGTTCTGCTGCGATGTCGAACACGCGCCAGCTAGGTTCGAAGCTGAGGGCGCTATCCAGCGAAGTGGTGAGGCGCGGGTTGCTGCGCCAGGCACCCCGATCGCCCCAGCGGTGCTTCCAGGCCTGGCTTGTCCGGACAACTCCCCATCTGTTTTCCCGCCGCACCGGTCCGCGTTTGACGCTGGCCCCCAGGGCTTCGAGGATATCTGCATCCAGGTCGCGGCTGCCGTGTCTTGCCAGGCGTAGTTTGGTGACGAGCTTGCGATGTGTGCGTTTCATGGTCAGTCCCTTTCCGGCTGCCAGCCATAGATCCTTGCGAGCTCCGGATCCCTCGTGGCCATGTCCGCGAGAATGAATCGCCGGCAGCGTGTGAGGCCGCGCCGGATCCGCTGTTGCTCCTTGGGCGGGAGTGCGTTGAAGATCGAGCCGGGCGTGTGCGTCATGCGACTGCGAGCTCCAACTGACGCTCCGTGTCCCGTGCAGCGAAGCCGTTGGGCCGGTTGGCGGCAGCGACGGCGGCGGCAAGGTCGGGGCACACCGAGTTGCCACACATGCGGCGCTGGGCAGTTAAGGTGAGCGAGCGGCCGTCGCGGCCGCTGGTAATGTCGTAGTCGTCCGGGAAGCCCTGGGCGCGGAAGAGCTCGCGCGGCGTCAGCATCCGCATTCCGATATCAACAAGTGCATAGGGCTCGCCGCCGATCTGTACCGTGACCAGGCCAAAGCGGCCCTTGGACGTGGCCGTGTGCAACGGGGCGGTCAGCGCCTGCCCTTGAGCCGTGCCGTAATACTTGACCAGAAAGGCCGAAACCTGCGCCGCATGGCCACCTCCGGCGCAAATGGTCGGGTGTGGCTCGCTTGCGCTTGATGCACGGCGGTCCGAACCCTTGAGATTGAGAAGATGCGGCGCGACCTCGGCCTGGGTGGTGGCGCGCTGAATGATCGTGCTGACCGGTTTGCGCGCATCGTGCCCGACGACGCCGGTGTTGTGCTGGGCGAGGAACGGCGCGATGAGGCTTGCGCCGTTGCCCGTGGGTACGATGACCGGGGCCGGTTGCGTGACGGGGCGGGTGCGCGGTTCTTGTCCTGGGCGTTCACCGTAGCGCGGGACAAAGAAGGGCACGGCCAGGGCGTTCTGATCCTTGGATGAGGCGCAGATCGTGTGCAGCGGTTCGGCCACGTTCCTGTTGCCGCCGCCTTGCTGGGCATATGTGACTACTGGCACCACCAAGCCGTGCGCATCCCGACTGGCGGCAACAGTAGCCATCGGATCGTCGAGGCTCTGTCCGCGAAATCCGTCGCCGCTGTGGTTGCAGACGACAAGAAACGGATCCGGGTTCTCAAGCACGTAGCGCACCACGCCCTTGGCAATGCGCTTCATGGTGTTATCTGCTAGCGGACGATTGCAGAGGATGCCGGTGCTCTGACGCAGGTCCCGCGCTTCTTCCCGCGTCATGAAGATTGACGGGCAGGGGATCGACCAGTCGATGATGTCCGCCGCGGGCCGGTAAGGCTTGAGCTCACCGGACAGGACGCGCGGATCGTTCGCTGGCGCGTGGGTCGGCTCGGGCCATACGATGGGGGCACCATCACACCGCGCGACAACAATGAGCCGCTTCCGGATGGTCGGCGCGCCGAAGTCGCACGCCCGGAGCTCACGCCACTCAACGCGGTAGCCCAGGCGGCGCAGTTCGCGCACCCAGCGCTTGAAGATCTGCCCCTTGCGATGCGGGCAGGGCTGGCCGTTGATATCAAGAGGGCCCCAGTCCTGGTACTCCTCGACGTTCTCAACGCTGATGACGGACGGGCGCACGCGCCTGGCCCAGTGAACCACCACCCAGCCAAGATCCCGCGACCCCTTGCCGTCCCTGCGCGGCTTGCCGCCCTTGGCCTTGGAGTGATGCGTGCAGTCGGGCGAGAACCATGCGAAGGCAACGGGCTGGCAGCGCGTGGCTACAACCGGGTCCACCTTCCAGACATCGTTTATCAGGTGCTCCGTTGCCGGATGATTGGCAGCGTGCATCGCCAGCGCATCGGGGTCATGGTTGATGGCAATATCCGGATCACGGCCAAAGGCCCTACGCAGGCCGGTGGAGGCACCGCCTCCACCGGCAAAGCAATCAACGACCAGGCCCCGCATCAGACTTCGAGCCCCAGGGCGTGCCGGTAGAGGTCAATGATCGCCTCCTGCTCCTGAAACTCGCCCCGATCCAGCTTGCGCTCGCGCACGACGCGGCGCAGGGCCTTCACGTCATAGCCGTTGGCCTTGGCTTCGGCGTACACCTCCCGAATGTCAGCGGTCAGTGCAGCCTTTTCTTCTTCCAGGCGCTCAATGCGCTCGACAATGGCCTTGATCTGATCGCGTGCGACTGTGCTGCTGGTCATGTGGTCAGCTCCTTGCTGTAGGCCCGGACAAGAGCGTCCGAGCAGATCCAATATTCGGTGCCGGTCTTCACATTCCGGATGCGAATGCGGTCGCCATAGCCGTGGCGGATGATTTCGCCGCGCTGGCAGCGCTGTCCGTCCGCGACAGAAAACGAGACCACCACCCCGACCGGCAGGCAGCGGATGGCTGAGTGGAGCCTGGCCTTGGCCTCGTGGACGGCCTCACGTGCCTTGATGATCTTGTCGATCTGGCTGGTCATGGTCAGGGCTCTCCGGAATTGAAAATGTGATGTTGCGGCCGTCGAACGAGAAGGTGATGGGTTGCCGGCGACAGTTGAGGCGGTGCGCCGGAAGAGTGATCGTGCCGCCGGCCTCTCGTATGAGTTCTGCCAGGCTGTTGTTGACGAGGATGTCTGCCTGGCGCTGGAGTTCCGCCGGCATCGCCTGAACCGGGAATGCGTCCTGGGCGCGGGCCATGTCAGGGTGTGGTCGTCACGAAGAAGGCGACGGCAACGATGACGGCCAGGGCAAAGCCGGCGATAAAGCCGGAGGAAAATCCCGCCGGGCGGCGCGCCCCGCGCGGTGTGTCGATGCGTCCGCTCCCGATGCGTGTCATGCCCGGCTCTCCTTGTGGTCTGTTTCGTCGGCTGTCGTGCCGGCCGGGCCCGCCCGATGTCCGATATGAACAAGGGCGTAAAGGTCGATATGGGCGCAGTCGGCCGGGGCTCGCCCCTCTGCCTGATTGAAGGCTTCGTCTGCGCTGGCGGCACTGATGTTGATGCCGTCACCATTCGCTGACCCGCCCCGCCAGATGCTGCGGAAGCGGTGAACCTGCCGGATGATTGTGGGGGTGCTCACGTTGGTAACTCCTTCGGGTCAAAGGCCGGCGCTGCTGCGCTGGCGGAGGATTTCGGCGAAGCTGACAACGGTGCCGGGGCTGCTGTGGATGTTTCCCGCCGTTGGTTCGTCCGCATGGGTGGTCGCCGGGACTTCGCCGTCCAGCCACGCGCGGACCTGAGCGCGGCGCCAGCGCAGGGGGCGGCGGAAGGAAGAAACCGGCTTCGGGAACCCTTCGCTCTCCAGTTCCCTGCGCTTGGAAAGAAACGTGTCGACGTGGCAGCCCAACCGGCGGGCAATCTCTCGCGCGTCCATGAAGCTGCTGCGCCTCATTGTTGGCGCTCCGGCGCTGCGTGTGTCGGCGCGGGCGGTCTGGCCTCGGCCAGGTAGTCCTGGTCAAGGCGCTCGATCAGGCGCACATGCGTATTTATGGCGACCATGATGGCCTTGCGCAGGGCAGCCCAGTCGCCGCCGCGCTGCGCTGTCTGGTAGGGCAAGAGCAGGAGCCCGGCCTTCCCAATCGCCTCCGCGATTTCGGCCGGGCTGCCGAGCATAGGCGGGGCGGGATGGTGCGCGACACGCATTGACATGCACTCGCCATAGATCCGGGAAGCGTCCGGGTCGCCCAGCAGCGCTTCCAGCTGGTCAACGCCCTGGAGTTTGAAGCAATCCGGCAGGTGGCCTCGGCGGCGCATCTCGTCGACAAGCCAGCGGGCTTGCCGGATCACAAATCGGGCGAGTTCGTCTCTAGGGTCTTGCATGGTTCGGTCTCCTGTGTGGCGGGGAGGCCGGGCTTTGCGCTGCCGGAGGGGGAGGCAGCGCCCGGCGCCCGGCTGCCGGTGTTCGGGCGCTACCTGTCCGGCCACGGATCACCAGTGCCGAGGCCGAACCGTTCCTTGATCGGCCAGGCAAGCCAGCGCCTCGGCCTCTTCGAGCTTTTTTCCGGGGGTGGGATCTCGCCGGCAGTCGTCATCGCAGCGAGGCGATGGTTCAACGCCTCGACTGTGGGAAACTCGTAGATCCAGGCGATGTGCTGGGCCAGGTAGTAGCGATTGTGCGGGCCTGGCCGAATGGGGGTGTTCCACGAGGTCTTGCGCCCGGCAGCATCGCTGCCGGGCGTTTCACGGGAAACCTGTGTGCTGGAATTGCTTGCTGTTGCTTGCGCGTGTTCGGTCATGCGCAACAGCGTTACGCATGATTTGCATTTTTTGCAAGCAGTTTGTTTTCGTTAGCTTGCCGTTAGCCTGCGTGCAAATCGTTACAGGCTATCAGACGGCGCAGTGATATCTGTGGCACTGCACCACCTTGCCAATGACGCGGGTGTTCTCCCCGTCGATCAGGATGGGTGCCGGCGGATGCAGGCACCGCGCCGTCAGATAGGGCCCCTCATATACACGCAGCACCGTTTCGGTTTTCCCGGCGCGGTTGTGAAATTCAGCTAGTACGATGTCGCCGCGACTAAGGGCGGCGTCATGCTCGACGGCCAAGATGTCGCCAGGCATAAAGCCCGCCAGTGACAGGCTCTCGGATTTCACCTGGTACTCAGTAGCAGTGTTGCTGGCCGTCTGGCTCAAGGTTGGGGCGCTCTTAGCCGCGTGGTCAAAGGGTTCTACGTCCTGCGTGGCAAAGCCGCTGTCTTCGATCCCCATTTCCTCGGGAGGGGCTACGCCCAGCGCGATAGCAACCTTGACGATGGTAGCATCGTTCACGTTGCGGTTGTAGTCAGGCTTTAAATACCGGAGCAATGTGGACGGCGAGAGGCCCGCGTCATTGGCGATCTGGGTCGGTGTGCGCTTGGCGCGCGCCAGATTGTTGCGGAGCCAGCGAAGCTTCGCGTCTTTCAGATCGTCTGATGACATATGCAAACTGCCTCTTAGCGGCGAAACACTAAAGCTAGTATGCGTTTGCATTGTGGACCCTGCATTTTGTATCTCGGCGACTTGACTTAATTCGCAAATCACCTGCGTATGCTAATTATGCAAATGCAGGGGTCATTTTCAAATCTGGTGCGCCGTCTTCTGGCGGTCGGGCTGACGCGGCAGGAGGTCTGCGACCGCGCGCAGGTCCACACCACGACCTTCTTCCGCTGGGAAAAGACGGGGGGCAAGCCGCACGCCTCGACGTACAACGCGGTCGAGCGGGTGATCCAGGAAGAGGAAAAAGCCCGGCTCGAAGAGCTCATCAAGCGGTATCCGGTCGACGCCTTGACGATCCTTTCGCGGCATCGGCAAAGCGCATCCGTTCAGGCAGCGGAGTGACCGCTATGCCGGATCCGGAAATCGCCTTCCTGATGGACTGTAATGCAGCGGCCACGGCGGGCAGCTCTGCCGGGGCGGATCTGGTGGAGCGGTTGCGCGCCTCCGCGCGGGCTGTTCTGGCGGCCGGCCGAACGCGGTCGCCCCGGGTTGAGTTGCTGGCACAGATCGCGCTCGTGTTCGCGGCGGAGACGCTGCGGGAGGATCTTGCTCAGGCCATGCAGCCCTTGCTCTCGACCATCGGCGCGCAAAGCAAGGTGAAGCGGCACGCCTGGCAGGCCAGGGCGGATATTGGCGGCTGACCCATGGCGATTCAAAGCAAAGTCCTGGTCTATCTGCGCCCCTCTGAACTGCCTGGCGCAGCTGTCGCGGAGCTCGTCGTCGGCTGCGGTGACGATGTGCGCGTTATCCCGCTGACCATCGGGCACCTTGCCGGGCTGTTGCGGGAGGCAAGCAAGCTGTTCGGCGAATGGGCCAAGGGGCTGACCGATGGCACCGATTGATATCGCAACCATCAAAGCCGAGTTCCTGCCTCACCTTGAAGGCTTCTGCCATCAGCACCTGCCCGGCGGCAAGCGACGTGGCCGGGAATGGGTCTGTGGATCTCCGGCCGGTGAACCCGGCGGCTCGATGTCGGTTTGCCTGCGTGGCGCGAAGGCTGGCGTCTGGCGAGACTTTTCGAGCGGGGAGGGCGGCGACGCGATCAGTCTCGTCGCGGAAGTCCTGTTCCGTGGCGACCTGAAAGAAGCACTGGCCTGGATCAAGGCGGAGACTGGGCTGTCAGACCTGGATCCCAACAGCCTGCGCCTCCGCCGAAGGGAGGCACAGGAGAAACGCCGCAAGGCCCGTGAGCAGGCCGAGGCCGAGGCGCGCAAACTACGCGGCCAGGCCCGTCATATGTGGCTGCATGAAGCGCAGGCGGATCTAAACGGCACGCTGACCGCTGACTACCTGGCGGGCAGGGGGCTTCCCCTGGTGGGTGAGAATGGGGTCAAGCTGGTTGGCGGTGCCATCCGGCATATCGACGCCTGCTATTGCAGCGAAGCGCGGCGCGCGCTGCCTGCCATGCTGACCCAGATCGTCAACGGCGACGGGCGGATAATCAGTGTCCACCGTACCTATCTGGAACGCCGCCCGGACGGGTCAGTCAGCAAGGCCCGGCTTGAGCAGCCGAAGAAGACGCTGGGGCTTTACAAGGGCGGCTACATTTCGATCTCGCGCGGGCATGGGAACCGGCCGATGCACCGGGCACGGCCGGGTGATCTGGTCCTTGCGACCGAGGGGATCGAGAACGCTTTGACCTTGCGCCGCCTGGACGCGGCCAATGAGCAGCTGGATCCAATCATCGCGGCAGCGGTTGGCGTGTCCAACTTTGCCAATCTGCCCGTACCGGCGGGTGCGCGGCTGGTGATTGTCGGTGACGCGCCGCTCAAAAAGGACGGACGCCCGAACGAGGCGGTGTCCGACCTGGTAGATGCGGCCGTCCGGACGCACAAGAAACGCGGCGTTATTGCGAGCCGGTGGTGGCCGGATGCCGGCGACATCAACGACATGCTTATGAAAGAGGGGGCCTGATGCAGGGCGCAGTTAGAGCTATGTGCTGGGTGACGGCGTGGACACTGATCGCGGCCGGTGCAGCCACGGTGCTGCCGGGCTTCAATGCAAATGCAGGTTTCGCACTTTTGGAGCGGGCGGCGGGCAGCGCCTTTTACTTCATGGCCGTCTACTTCGCAGTCGAAGATGCAGGCAAGGGCCGTGAAAGCATGACGCGGGCAACGTGGCAGGCCTGGGTTGCTGGCGTGCTGGTGTTTGTGACTGGGGGGCTAATCTGATGGCCGGTAACGCGAAAGGCCCGAACCTGACCAGCATCCTCAACGACGCGGTCGATCCCGATGACATGGGACAGGATCTCTCGGAGCTTGAGATTGAGGCGCAGGTCACTCAGTCGCGCCGGGCGGAGCAACTGGGCCTAGGGCCCGACGCGCCGGTGCTGCCGCTGGGCCGGGACGGTGACGGCAAGGGGTTCTACTACCTGAACAGCATCAATGTTGTGGTGCGCTACAACGAGACGGATCACGGGCACAATCAATTCGTATCGATGTGTGGCGACGACGAATGGCTGATCGAGAATTACCCTCAGAAAAAGGAGGTCGTGGTCCGGGATGCCGAGGGTAACAAGATCGGGACCGACTGGCTGATAACAGGCTTCAACTCCGGCGATGTACGCACGAGCCTCATGCGCGCGTGCACGCGTGCGGGGATCTGGGACGCTTCGGAAAAGATGCGGGGTCGCGGTGCCTGGCGGGACGACGCCAATGGCATGATCCTGCATCTGGGCGACCGGCTGATCCATGCGCGGCCGGTCGGGACGGGCAAGCCTGCTCACCTGTCCACCCTGCCTGCGGGGCCACTCGGCGACCATATCTATCCGCGAGGGTATGCGTTGCCGGAGCCGTCCAAGGCGGCAGTGGCGGCAGAGGGCGGCGACGAATGCTCAGATGGCCCGATTTCCGAAATCATCCAGTTGTTTCAGACGTGGAATTGGGAGCGGCCGGAGGTTGACCCCCACCTGGCCTTTGCCTGGGTGTGCAGTGCGATGGTTTGCGGCGCATTGGAAGTGCGCCCCATCATCTGGCTGACTGGCGACAGGGGCACGGGCAAATCCACCTTGCAGGACGTTATGCAGGCGCTGATTGGTCCGGGGCTTATCAAGACGAAGGACACGACTGCGGCCGGTCTTTATCAGCGGCTGGGGCAATCGGCCCTGCCAATCATGGTTGACGAAGCCGAGCGCGGGGAAAACTCGGCGCGCATGAAAGCGTTGTTGCGGCTCGCCCGAACAGCCTATGACGGGGATCTGATGCTGCGCGGCGGGCAGGATCACAAGGGCGTGGAGTTTCAGTGTCGCTCGTCATTCCTGTTTGCCGCGATCCGGATCCCCGATATGACGGACGCGGAGCTTTCCCGGTCTGCGATCCTCTCTCTTAACCGGCTGACGGACAGGGTTCCGTTCACGCTCGACGAGGATGCTGTAAAAGCGGCTGGGCGGATGATGCTGCGGCGGATCATCGATCAGTGGCCGCGTTTTTCCCAAACCCTTGATGCCTATGCCGTGGCTTTGATGGACGCAGGTCATGATGCGCGCGGCGCGGATCAGCTGGGAACGATGCTCGCGGCCCGGCACCTGGTGCTATTCGATCACCTGCCCGACGAAGAAGACCTAGAAATCTGGAAGGATCGCCTAGCCGCACGGGAGTGGAAACAGAACCTCGACCAGGCCACCGATGCGGAGCGGTGCCTTGATCATTTGCTCAACTCGCGGCCTGACGCCTATAGCGGCGGATCACGGCGGACGGTGGCGGAGCTTGTGAGGGTCTGGTGCAAGGACGAGAGCACGGACAACGAGCGGCGGGAGGCCAACGAGCTCCTGATGGTCGGCGGCATGAAAATGCAGCCGGTCAAGGATCATCCGTTCCCGTTCCTTGCGGTGCAGAAGCGGCATCCGATGTTGAGCAGAATGTTTGAGGGCACCGACTGGGAGGCGCGGCAAGGCTATACCGGCGGGTATGTGGCCAGCCTGTCACGGTTCAAGGAAGACGGCGGGATCACGGATCACAATGTCCGCTTTCAGGGCAGATCCCCCAAATGCGTCATGATCCCGACGCCGGTGCTGTTCGGGACCGAGGATGGCAAGCCCTTGAGGGACCAGCACGACGCTGACTAGGCCACTTCAAATCCGGCCCGGCCGATGCCATATTCTGCGCATGAACCAGAATTTGCACCTTTCCGCCATCATCGGTTTGGCTATGCTTCTCGGCGCGGCCGCTGGGTTCACGCTTGGGCTGTTCGAGCAGGGGCGAGGCGTGGATGTGTATCTGCGCGACTTCCTCTATGGCGGGCTTCAATGGTCCATGCTGGGCGCGGCGGCTGGCCTGGCCCTGCTGGCCCTGGTGCGTCTCGTCCAGCGCCTCAACACGCAAGGCGAGTAACCCTTAATCCTGCGGCGCTGGTGGCCACTGGAAGATGCGCCGCCGCCGCCAGATTTCCCGCATGAGTTTGACTGTGCTGGCGGGCAGGGTGGCTCCCTTCTCATACCCACGATAGGCCCGCTCGCTCTTGCCGAGCTCTGCGCAGGCCTCCGCCTGGGTCCACCCGAGGCGCTGGCGCCATGCCTTCACCTGGCCAGGTGTCAGTGCTTCGTCATTCATCGGTGCATGTCTCCGTGCTGAATAGCGGCAGGCCTTCGGGCGGCAGGCTCCGAGGGTCGGCCGCTGTTGTAGCCGCGGCGTTGTGATTCGAGAAGGCGGCGCGCATGGCCCCGGCCGTCGTGCCGTCAGTGTAGCGCGTCGACGGCTGCATTGGCTGCTCCAAGGCGCGGAGATGCGCGGCTTGCTCGCGGCGGATCCACGCGGATCTGATGCTGATGCGGCTGCCGCTCATAGGTCCATCTCCATCTGGCCAGCAACTGTGCGGCCCTCGGCAGCCGGGTCAGCGGTCATGTGGCGCTTGGGCTTGAGCTCCCGGACGATGTTGCCCCGGTGCAAAAGGGCGGCCGTGCCGGGCCTGAACCCCGGCGCATCGCTGATGGCCTCACCTGTCTCCGGTTCGACCAGAACAAGCATCTGCTGACGAGGATCGTTGAGTGCGGCCCGGCGCACATAACAGACCATCCCATAGCAATCCATGACCGGCACCACGAACGGCGCGGTGTGTGCTTCGCCCTGGGCCAGCCACACCATGTCGGCATAGGCCTTCCGGTCCCTGTGGAAGTCGCTGGCCCGGTGCCCTGATGGCCGCTTGCACGGGCTCCCCGGCCGCGCGCGGCAAGCGGGGCAGGCTACGGCCATGACCGGGTGCGTGCCGTCGAAGTCGGCCGGGTAGGGCGTCGGCGTCCGGGCTGTAGTCTGGTACTCAGGCGGCAACAGGATGGCTTGCTGGCTTGGGGCGTCCCAGTCCCAGACGGAAGGAATGGTCATAACGAGCCCCCTGTGTTCGGCTGTGCAAGCGTTTCGGCCTGATAGTTACTGCGCGCCCGCGCCAGGCAGGCCTCAAAGTCGAATGCATCATCCCGGTCGGTGTCGGCCCGGGCCCTGTCGGAAAGGTGCATCAGGTCTGACAGGAGGTCGGCCAGCGCGTCGTCGGCTTCGACATTGGTCAAGTCGACGAAGGCAAGCAGGGCGTGCAGCGCCCAAGCAGCCCGGTCATCGTTCATCTGTTCCGGATCGGGGACGGTGCAGGGCATGAGCTCAATTTCGCCCTGTCTGAGCAGTGTGATAGACATCTTGAACTTTCCTCGCTTGCTGGTGGGGAAGGGCCCGCCGCTGCGACGTTCTTGCCGGAAGGCGTGGCGGCGGGCAGTTGTCAAAGGTAGGTGTGGACGGGCAGGCCAGACATGTGCGCCAGCAAGGCGCACACCCGGCGGGCGTGATCGAGGGTCGGGCAGTCGGTGATGGCTTCGGCCAGGTTCTCCCGGTTCCGTCCGTATACGGTGAAAAACTCGGCTGTGTCGGCGTCGTGGAAGCCTTCCACCGTGTCGCCCCGGAGACGGCAACCGCCGATTTCCAAGCCGCAATAATCGCTCCAGTCCGGCTGTTCCTCACGGTGCCAGCAATTGAAAAGAACGGCCCCAATCCCCCTGGCTTCCGTGGGCTGCTGCGCGGCCTCAATGACGAGCTTGGGAAGTGCCGGGGGCGTGTGCTGCGTTACAAGCTGCGCGATCTGGCGGAAGGCTTCTTCTCTGCAAATGTAATGCTTTGCGGCGCGGATTTTGTCGGCAAGAAGGCTGATCGGGATCACGTCCTCGCCTTCATGCAGCAGCCCGTTGCCGACAACAGCTTGCCCCTCGGCAATCCGCCACTGGGTGCCGCCGTCATAGCAGCCGCCGGGGGCGTATCGCCAGACATAGGAAAGCCCGGCGTTCTCGATCGCCTTCTGAAGCCCGTCCGGCATTTCGCCATAATTGACGCCTTCAAACTCGATGTTGGCCCAGATGCCCCGGTCAGATGGGGTGCCGTGCAGTGCCCTGACCTGTTCCTCTATGGCAGCCCATAGCTCTGCCGTGGTCTTGCCGCCCAATTCAAGCGTGCAATCAGTGCGATCACCCATTTGCTCAACTCCTTCTCTGCTTGCTGCCGCCACCATGGCGCGCGGTGCATCCGTGCCCAGATATTCCGGACACGGATGAGCGACGCGTCACGCGGCCTTGCGTGCCTCTTGCGGCTGAATGTCGAAAAGGAAGTCGGCTGCCTTGGATGCTTTGGACGCTGCGGTCACGATAGCGCTGTTGTCATCGCGCAGGACTTCCAGCCATGTGGCGAGATACTCGGCATGGCGTATTTCCGTGGACATGCCGAAGCGCCCGGCCACATAGGCGGCGGTCATTTCCGCAATCAATTCCTCAGCCGCGCGCTGATTGAGTTTGAAGCGCTTGGACAGGTCGCGATCCAGCCGGGACTGGTGCCCGGTCCAGTGCCCGAGCTCATGAAAGGCGACGGTGTAGAACCGTTCTATGTCCTCGAACTGATCAGACCGGGGGAGGTAGATTTCATCCGTCGACGGCACATAGTAGGCCTCAGAGGAGTGGTGCTTGAACTCCGCACCCGTACCCGTCAGGAAGCGATCAGCGGCCGCGTAGGCATGGCGGCGGGCGTCTTCGGATGGGTCCGCTAGCGGCTGCGGCTGGTAGGCCTGGCCCAGCCCGTCGCACTGCGCGACGTTAAAGACGGTGTAGGCCCGCAAGAACTTGTAGGACGCAGCGACCTCCTCGCCGGATTTCTTGTCAATTTTGGTGCCCTTGCCGGTGCCCCAGAAGACAATCCGGGTGCCGCGTTCGCCCTTGCGGACGGTGCCGCCCAACTCCTTGGCTTGCTTGAATGTCAGAAAGCGCTGATCCGTCCAGTTGCGGCATGAGGCCTCGATCCACAACAGCATTGTGTTGATGCCGCTATAGGCCCGCTCGCTTACGGCGTTGCGGGGCAGGGCGTCGGTGCCCGCTGCATTCCATGGGCATGACCACGGGTTAACCCCGGCTTCCAACGCCGCGCAAATGCGGTCGGTGACTTCCTTGTAAATCTTGGCTGACATTGCCGTCTCTCCTGTCTGCTGGTGGGCGGTGGCGCGGGAACAACTTGCCGGAAGGCCGCGGCGAAAACCGGCAACCATTGCCGGTTTGTGTTGGTAGAGATAACCGGCAATGGTTGCCGGTTCAAGCCCCAATCGAAAAAAAGTGTTGCGCGGCGCGCAACTCCATGAGTGCAGGGCTAACCATGCATTCTCGCCGCCGCGTGAAAGAGGCCGTGCAGGGTGAACCATGCATAACGAATGATGCGGATTGACGGGCCGCACGCGCTGCGGGTGAGGCTTGGCCCATGGTCGATGGATGCACCCAGCAAAACAAAGCGCGCCGCGCGAGCGGCGCACCTTTCGCGCGCCCCCGGCGCGCGCTGGTCTGCGCACGTCACTCCGCACCCGCACCCCTTTTGTGCGCGCAGACCCGCACCCGCACCCCAAGGCTGTGGCTAGCAGCCGCGCGGGGCCGGGCTGTTTGTCCCTTTCGGGTCCGGGGTGTAACGGCACGGTTACGGCACAGGTTACAGCTAGGCCATTGTTTTCATTCGTTTTTCCGGGCGCGTCACCTTGTAACCCCTGTCACCCGCCCAGCGCCTTACGTGTGTGCGCTCTCACGCGGGCGCGCGCGCAGCGGCAGCGCAAGTGACACAGGTTACAAGGTTACAAATGGTTTAAGTCGTTGGGCCCATTGGATTTCAGGCCGTCACCTTCCTGTCACCGCAGCGCCGCTGCCGGGTGACGGAATAAAAAAGGGGGCAGAAATCCATGGCCGATGACGCAAGCAGCATCGAGCGTGGTCACCAACTCGCGCTCATGCCGGAGGCGGCGCCAGCGCAGGCACCAGCTCGCGCGCCGGGCCGGCCACCTGGTGCGATCAACCGGCGGTCGCGGCAGCTGGGCAAGTGGCTTGCGGCCAAGGGCTATTCAGATCCGGCTGAGGCGCTGGCGGCTATCTACAGCCTGCCAGTTGATCCGGAAGGCGGAGAGCCCCGGACGCCAACGGAACGCCTGGCCGATAAGGTCGCGGAGCTCCGGTCAACGCTGGGCATCAGCGCTGACGAGGCCCTGAGTGCGATCCGCAACGCGGCAACGGCCGCCATGCCCTACCACCACGCCAAGAAGCCGGTCTCTGTGCAGGTCGATGCGCCTATCCCCTTGGTGCTGGCTGACCCCGGCGTGATGCAGGCGGCGAGCGGTGGCGATCAGGAGGCCATGAGCACGCTTGAGGCAGAGATCATAGACATGGTGGAAAACCCTGATAAATCAGGCACTTACGAGGAAGGCGGCGAATGAAGTCACCCGCCTTGCAGTCACCCGCCACCCGTCAAGCCATTGATTTCAATGGGCTATCGGATGTTGCGCCGACTGATTGCAGATCAGTGGACGGACGCGGCCTCGCGGATATGGCCCGTCCCAATTTTTCTGCGATTGACCCCCCCGGGGTGCCCCGCGCGCCTCTGCCAGTGTCCCTGCCTCTGAGCATTCGGAAGATCTGGAGCCCCGGCGAAGCGAAAAAATCGGAACAGAAGCGGCCCGTCCCAGGGGTCCGGGTGCGGGGGCAATGAGCAACTACGAAGATACGCCAGCCGGCGGACACGTTTCGTTTGAGGATGAAGGCGCGCGGGCCTGGCGCATGTATGTGACGCCGGCAAGCGCGCACACATTGCGGCGCTTCGAGCGGTCGAATGCTCGCGTCCGGGGCATCATGGGGCCTGTCGGGTCCGGTAAAACAACCAAGGCATTGCTGGAGGGGATACGGCGGACGGCGCTACAAGTCCCAGGGCCTGACGGTGTGGCACGGGCCAGGTTCCTAGTCATTCGGCGAACCTACCGTGATTTGTGGCGGTCGACAATTGCCTCGTGGGTCGAGTGGGTGCCCCGCAATCTGGGCACCTGGATAGGCGGCAAAGATCAGCCCGCGGAGCACCGGCTTCGTTTTCAGATCGGCAATCGTGAGATCCAGATTACCGTGCAGTTTGTGGCCATCGGCGACCAAGCGGCGGAAGATGCGCTACGTGGCTATGAGGCCACTTTCGCATTTCTCGACGAAGCAGATCTCCTGTCACCGGATGTCGTTGGCTACCTCATCAAGCGCCTCGGCCGCTACCCGAAGAAGGATCTGCCCAACGGCTTCGACGGTCCAAGCTGGTACGGGCTTTGGATGTGCTTCAATGCTCCGAACCATGACAATTGGCTATATCAGCGATTTTTCGAGCGTAAGCCAAGGAATTGGGAGCTGTTCATCCAGCCGGGCGGGCGCACGCCGGAAGCGGAGAACGTCGAGAACCTGCCAAACGGGTACTACGATCCGGACGATGGTGCTGAGGCATGGGAAGTTGCCCGGCTGATCGATAACAAGCCTGGCTTTAGCAGGGCCGGTCAGCCTGTCTTCACTGCCTACAACGACGCCCTGCACTGTGGGGGCAGGATCCTCCAGCCCTGGCCTGGTGCCGGCCTGATACTCGGTTTCGATGCCGGGGCCACACCGGCCTGCGTATTCATGCAGCGTCAGGGCCGCGCCGTGCAGATCCTCAAAGAGCTCTACACGGAATCGACCCACGCCAGGGCATTTGGCGAAGAGGTAAGCCGGATCCTTCAACAGGAATTTTCCGGGCTTCGGATTCAAGCGTGGGGGGATCCGTCCGCCGCCTATCAAAGCGATACGTCGCCCGACCCCTGGCTCGATATCGTTGCAAGCCAGATAGGGGTGCCGGTTCGCCCGACCTACACCAACGCCGTCCCGCCGCGCCTGGAGGCGTGGAAGCAGCCGCTGTCGACGATCCTGGAGAACGGAAAGCCCGCGCTGTCGGTCAGTGCTGATTGCCGGATGGTCCGTGCCGGGCTCAATCACGGCTACAGGTACGCCCGCAACAGCCAGGGGAAGGTCAACTACGACCGGCCGGAGAAAAACGAGTACAGCCACCCGATAGATGCGGGGGGGTACGGGCTGCTCGGCACGGCCGACCGGCGCGATTTCGAGGGCAGGCGAGACCGCGCGCGCCCTAAGCGGAAGGTTCGCCTGCCAGCCACTTCCATGTTCAATCCGTTCAGGTAGGGATCGATGATTATCACGCCCTACAGCCCTGATGCCGTGGCCCACGTTATCCACAACCTGCGACCGGAAGATGAGCGCGAGGTCTTCGCGGCAAGGTGGAGTGATAACAAGGCTGATCTGGTCCGGGAAATATGGTTATCCGAGAAGGCCAGGGAGTTCGTCGTCAGCATTGTGGCGTGTGCGGACGATATGGAACCGATAGCTCTGCTTTCCATCGCCCGCGCCACGCCTGTCTTCGCCATGGCCAACATGGTGGCAACGGATCGTTGGCGGGAAATAGCCATGCGGCTGACCATCCATATCCGCCAAGACGTAACCCCGCTGGTGGAAGCGATCGGAATTAAGCGTGTGGAATGCCGGCCAACGGTCGAGAACGCTGTCGCACGCCGCTGGCTTCAAGCAATCGGATTTAGGGAAATCGGTGCGCCTCACCCGTTGGGACGTGACGGACAGCAATATCTGCTCTGCGCCTGGCAGAGCCAATGGGCATCGGAGGATAGCCATGTGCGTGCTTAAGAACCTTTTTTCCGGCGGCAAGAGCTCCAGGCCGGAAACCCCTGCGCCGGCGCCCCTCATCCCCGCGCCGAGTGACGAGCGGGTGACGGCTGCCGAGGACGCGGCGCGAAACAAGGCCCGCCGCCGGCGCGGCTTCTCCGAACAGATCCTCACCGAGGGTCTGGATGCGTCGCCGGCAAATGTTGCCCGGAAAATCCTAACTGGGGAGTGACCAATGCTTGATGTTCGAGCCCTGCGGAAGCGCCACGAGCGGGCAAAGGCTGATCGCTCAACGCATGACACTGTGTTCCAGGATATCGCGAGCCTGATGTATCCGGACCAGGCAGATTTTCTCGGCCGTGGGGCGCAGGGGAACCGGCGCAATCTGCGGATGTTTGACGGCACTGCCTTCCAGGCGCTGCGAAACTTTGCGGCGGGCATGTACGGGATGATGACCAACCCGGCCACGAAGTGGTTCGTGCTTGAGCCGGAGGATGACGGGCTCATGCGGTTCGACGATGTGAAGCGCTACATGGCCGACATGACGCGGATTACCTATGCCAGCTATGGGCCCGCAGTTTCGTCGTTCTATTCGGAGATGGAGCCCTATTTCAAACAGATTGGAGCCTTCGGGAACGCAGTTCAATTCTCGGTCACCCATCCCACCGAAAAGCGGTTCCTTGACCGGACGCTCCCTCTTTCGCAGTGCCACTGGTACGAGAACGATCTGGGCGAAGTCGACACGATGTTCCAGGCGCGACCGATGACTGTGCGCCAAGCAGCGCAGGAGTTCGGCAATAAGCTGCCCGATGCCTTGCAATCAAAGCTGCAAAGCTCGCCAGATGACATGACCGATTTCGCGCGCGTGGTTATGCCCAATCGCGAATATGAGGCCGGCTCGTTCGGCTTTCGGGGGTTCCGCTTCGCATCGGTCACCTATCACTGCGCGGAAGGCGGCGCGCCTGTCCAGGTGCGCGGCTTCCGCGAGTTCCCGTATTTCGTGACGCGATGGTCCCGGCGCTCCGGCGATCAGTACGGGCAGGGGCCAGGCCACGTGGCTCTGCCTGACACACGGACCCTCAACCAGATGCGGCTGGACAAGCTCGAAGCCGCTGCATGGAACGCGCGGCCGGCGATCATGGCGGCCGATGAAACTTGGTTTGACAGCATCGAAGTCGCCCCGGCGAAGATCATCTATGGAGCGCTGGATGACAGGGGCAACCCGCGTCTCTCCACTCTCTCGGCTGGCGGCAATCTGGCCATTGCAGACGAGGAATATCAGCAGCTGCGGGCCGTTGTTCAGGAGTATTTCTTCTTCTCATTGATGCAGGTCATCAGCCGCACCGGCATGACCGCAACGGAGGTGCTGGAGCGGTCCGAAGAGCGGTTGCGGCTCATGGGGCCTAATGTCGGGAACGTGGAAAGCCAGGGCTTGAGTGCCAGCCTCGCGCGGCGAGTGGCCATGCTGGACCGCGCCGGCGCATTTCCTCCGCCGCCGGATCGTCTCGCATCGGCCCCGTTGAAGGTCCGCTACATCAGCCCAATGGCAAAGGCACAGCGCTCGGCCGAGGGCGCGAGTGCCATTCGTGTGGTGCAAAACCTACTGGATTATGCCCGGCAGTCCGGTGACAACCGCCCGCTGCACAAGATCAACTCAAGCGCGTATGCGGACATTCTCGGCGAGAGCTTCGGTGCGCCTGCGGATCTGATCCGCGGCGACGAGGAAGCCGATGCCCTAGCGGACGCGGAAGCGGAAGCCCAGGCGCAGCAGCAGGCCGTGGCAGTGGCCAAGGACGGCGCGGACGCAATTGCCAAGATAGGCAGCGCTGTCCGGCCAACCGCACGGTGATCTGATGAAAAACCTAGGCGCATATCTGCGGAAGCTCGCCCGTCTCAAGCAGGGTGGTGGCGACCGCGTGCGGGCGGTTCGCAACAGCTATCGCAATGTCATCCGCGACCACCCCGAATTTATCGAGGACATGGCCAGGCGGTGCTTCATGTACAGCTCTACCCATGTCCCCGGTGATCCTGCCGCCAGTGCCTTCAATGAGGGGCAGCGGCAGGCCTATCTGGCCATCCTGGAGATGGCCGAGTTAACCGATGCTCAGATTGAGCGCATCTTGGCAGAAGGACGCAACGCGATATGACAACCGAAGCAGGATCCCCCGCAGCTGATGGGGCTGCCGGCAATGCGGCGGGTGCCGCTACCACAGAAAACCCCGGCGGCGCATCTGCCACCCCGGCTGATCCGGCAGGCACCGGCACCGGAGCAACCGATGGTGGCGATGCGGCCGGGAGCGACCCGTCAAAGGGAGCTGGTGACAGTTTCTTCGCCGGCCTGGGTGAAGACAGTCAGGTCTTCTTGGCAGGCAAAGGCATGGAGAACGGCTCTGCCGAAGATCTGGCACGAGCGGCGATCGAAGGGTGGCAGGGTGCCGAGAAGCTGATTGGCGGGAAGTCATTGCCCATGCCGGACCCCGACAAGGTGCTGGAGTGGGATGGTTTCAAGCAGCTCGGCGTGCCGGATGATGCGGGCGGGTATGAGATTACCCAGCCCAAGTTGCCGGAAGGTGTGCCCTATTCCGAGGACCGAGAAGCGTGGTTCAAGGGCGTGGCAGCCAAGGCAAGGCTCCATCCGCAACAGGTGCAGATCATCGTTGATGAGCTGGCCGCGAATGAAACCCAGATGCACGATGATTTCGTGGCTGCCCGAGATGCAGATGAAGCATCCGCCAAGGCAGAGCTGCAAAAGGAGTTCGGCCAGGGCCTGGCGGCGGCAAAGGAGCGCGCTAATGCAACGCTCAAACACTACGGCGTTGACATCGCCGGCCCAGAAGGTGATGCGCTGGCGGCTGTCTTGGGCAGTGCCAAGCTCATCAAGCTGCTTGCGGATGCCGGTCAGGCACTGTCGGAAGACGGCGCAATCGACCCCGTACAGATGGGGGCGATGACGCCCAACCAGGCCAAGGCCCGCCGCGAAGAGCTGCAAAACGACAAGGGCTTCATGGAGCGCTACAACGGCGGCGACAAGGAGGCCATGCAGACAATGCTGAACCTCAACGTCATCATCGAAGAGGCTCAAAAGACTGCTTGACACGGGAGTCCCGTGTTCGGCAGTTTCGACACACAGTGTCATTCTGGGCGAGTTGGCAGCCCGGTCCATCGCGATGGTCGACCGGGCTGCCAGTCCCGCCAACCGGGTATCGGCGTTGACGCTGCGCCGTCCGTGACCACCAGGAAAGACTGGTCGCCTCGTGGCCGTAAGTCACGCTGACGGGTCCGTGACAGCTGCTACCTGGCTGTCTAGATGCGGGTATCCCTTCCCCTGAAACCACGTTTCTTTTCGTGACAGGAGATGGGAATGCCCGACCTCACGATCCCCACTGGGTATGTGACCCAGTTTACCCAGAATCTTCGCCACCGCCCGCAGCAGAAGGGCAGCCGCTTCCGGCCCCACATGACGGAAGGCAGATTCACCGGGGAAGATGCACAGACCACCATGGACCTGGAGATGGTCGAAGCTCGGGAAACTACCGAGCGCTACGGCGACACGCCGATCATGGGCCACGATCTCAACGCGACGTGGATCTTCCCGCGCATGTTTGAGTGGGGCACGCTGCTGGACAAGCAGGACAAGATCCGCTCCCTGATCGATCCGCAGGGGCCGCTTGTTGAAGCTGCCCGCATGGCAATGGGCCGGACAATCGACAAAGTGGCCATTCCAGCCCTGTTCGCCGATGTGATGCGAGGCGAGAACGATAACCGTGTGGTGACGGCTTTCCCCGCCGAGCAGAAATTGGCTGCGGATATCGGCGGCACCGGCGACCAGGGCATGAACGCGGAGAAGATCCGCGCGGGCCTTGAGATCTTCCACGCCAATGATGTGGACATGGACATGGCGGACATCTGCCTTGCCTTCGGGCCGAAGCAGAACCGGGAACTCATGGCCGAGGCTGAAATTCTCGGTACTGAGTACCGCCACAACGTCGTCATCAAGCATGGCCAGATCGTCGAGTATGACGGCATCCCCTGCATCCTTTCCAACAAGCTGGAAAAGGCTTCAGCCAACCGGCGCTGCGCGCTGTTCGCCAAGCAGGGGCTGAGCCTTGGCGTCTGGGATGAGATCGCGGTCAACGTCGCGCCGAACCCGCAGAAGAAGTTCCGGCCGCACCTGTTCCTGGAGCAGGCAGTCGGAGCCGCGCGCAACGAAGACAAGCTCGTCGTCGAGATCCCCTGCAAGGAGGCCTAGCGGCCTGCCGGCCCGGCACTCCTCGCCGGGCCGGCTTTCGCCAGTGCGTGGAGCTCTGGTCTGAACGTCAAACCCACCAAGGCTGAAAGGATTACCTCATGGCCGTAGTGAACAAGTATGCAAGCCGGATGCGTGTGCCGGGAATGCCGCGCAAGCCCGTCTCCGCTGCCCTGGCCGGCGGCGCGTCCAACATCCAGCGCCAGCTGGACGATGTGGCCATCGCCAATGGCGACAGCGCGAACTCGACCGCCCTCATGGCGATCGTGCCGAGCAAGGCGATCATGTTGCCGGAGAGCAAGATCTACCATTCCGCCATCACCGGACTGAATGATCTCGACTTCGGCGATGCGACCAACCCGGACGGGCTGGTTGATGGGATTTCCTGTGTCAGCGCCGGCAGCGACAGCGCCATCAAGGCGGTGGCCTTCACCGACTACGACAAGCCGCTCTGGGAGTTGCTTGGCATGGCCTCGGACCCCGGTGGCGACATCGAGCTCTTCGTGACGCTCAACGCGGCTGCGACAACCGGCGGCACGATTGCCGTCGACCTTCGCTACATCGTCGCCGGCTAGCGGCGATACGAGACGGCCGGCGGCGACGGGAACGCTTTTCTCATTGCGGCGCTCAAATGCAACGAGGAAGCCTGTTTGTGTGGCAACAAATGACGCCGCCGGCCTACCTGCCAATCATCATCTGATACGGGGTCACTCCATGTCGACGATCAAACTCACTCATTCCGGTGGCCCGAAAGGGATCCGCATCCTGGACGGCCACAAGCTTCCCAATGGCGTTGAAGCCATGCTCGTGCTGCGGGCTGATCTTCCCCGCCTCCGCGCCGTCAAGATTGCGAAGGCCATGACTTCCCGGATTGCCGTGGGCGACTTCCCGCCTGAAACGGAAGGCCAGGCCGCGCGCCGTGCAGCGGATGCAGAGGCAGCCCAAGCCGCGGCCGAAAAGGAGCGCCAGCAACGCCTGACAGCCGAGGACAAGATCCAGGAGATCGACGCGGAAATTGCCGCGCTCGATGCGCACATGGATGAAGCGACAGCAGAGCTCCGGGCGGCTGTCCTGGCGGGTGATCGTGGTGAGCGCGACATGGCCGAGAAAGCTCTTGTCGGTCTTGGCGAAGAGCGGGCGGTCCTTGATGCCGCACGTGCAGGGCTGATGGGATCTGAGGCCGGAGGGGCTTAGTCTTGTCGACCTGGCAGCCTAGCGAAACCGGGGTCGCCAATCTGGCCCTGTCCAACATCGAGGAAGGCCCGCTCCTTTCGATTGATGATGCGACCGAAAAGGCGCAGCTGGTTGCTGACCGGCTGCGCCTTGAGCGCGATGCTTTGCTGCAAAGTCATGACTGGAACTTCGCGCGCCGCCGCAAGGTACTGACGCCCAATGCCGAGCCGCCCGAATTTGACTGGTCTGCGGCCTACGCATTGCCGGCCGATTACATCGCATTCCGGAAGGTGTCTGGCCTGGTTGATCAAAATGCCTGGGAGGTCAGCGGCCAGGATCTGCTCGTGAATGTCACCGGCCCGCTTCGTCTGGTGTACACGTCAAACTCCCTGCCGGTGACGGCGTGGGATCCACTTTTCGTCAAAGCAGTGGGCCATGCAGTAGCGGCCGGCCTCGCCCCGCAGCTTACCGGGTCGAAGAGGCTGCGCGATGCAAACGAAAAGGATCTCCGGGTTGCCCTCTCCATGGCTTATCGGGCAAACGCTGTCGCCAAACCTGCCAAGGATATGCAGGACGGTCCCTATGTGACCACGAGGCGCGCCCATGGCTGACCTTCGGCGTGTTCAGCTCAGCTTCGGTCGTGGGGAGGTTGGTGAAACCGTTCGTTCTCGTGCGGACCTGTCACAACACGCGGTCGGGCTCGCAAAGTGCGTCAACCAGGTGCCGACTGTTCAGGCAATCACAGTCCGCCGCCCCGGCACGGCCTACATTCGTGACGCTTACGACCATGCGAAACAAAGCTTGCTGGTGCCCTTCGTTTATTCCAGCGGTGACGCCTATGTGCTGGAATTTGCCGATAACGTGATGCGGGTGTTTCGGGATGGGGGGATCGTTCTCGATGGCGGGCAACCCTTCGAGCTCGCGACCCCTTATGCGGCCGACGAGCTGGATGGCCTCCGCTGGGCGCAAACCGCCGACACTGTCTGGATTGTTCACCCGGACCACCCGCCCAAGATCCTCAAGCGCTTCGGGCATACCAATTGGACCATCAGCGATGTGAGTTTTCGCAACGGCCCGCTGGCGAAGCGAAATGAAAACGGCAACGCCACAGTGCGCGCATCTGCAACGACCGGCGCGATCACGATCGACGGCAATGCGACGAATTTCAGCCCGAACCTCGTCGGGCGGATCATGCGTATTGACCTGATCGACTATGCGACGATCCCGACATGGGTTGGCAACACCACCTATAACCAAGGGGATGAGGTCGAGGTCAACGGCCGGGTGTATGAAGCCGCCACGGGCGGGCAGGCGGGAACAAATGCACCGCGTCACAGCGACGGCCAGGTGCTGTCGCACCCCAACGGGATCGTTTGGCGCTACAAGCATTCGGGATATGGCTTCGTGCGGGTCACGTCCCGGGTTTCCGCGACCCAGCTCGGCGCAGTTGTTCTAACTGAATTGCCGAAACAGGTGACCCCTGCCGGTTCCTACACCTGGAAATTCTATCTGCCGGCCTGGCAGGAGGGATACCCGTCAGCCATTGCTTTCCATGAGCAGCGCATGTGGCTCGCTAACAGCAAGAATGCCCCGGCGACTGTCTGGGCTTCGCAGATCGATGACTTCGACAACATGGAAGCCGGTACGGAAGATGACCAGGCGATCGTTTGGCCGCTGCTGAGTGAGAGCGAGCGTGTCAACAGTGTGCACAGCATGGTTTCGGGCGGGATCTTCTTCCTGGGCACAGCTGGCGAAGAGTTTGTGGCAACGGCGAGCGGGCGAGAGGCCCCGCTAACCCCCAGCTCCTTGACCATCAAGCCGCGCACGGACGAGGGGTCTGCGCCGGAGCCAGCTCTTTTTGCCGATGGGCACCCGCTCTACATCAGTGGCGATCGGCGCACGCTGCATCACTTCGTCTACTCCTTCGAGATAGACAATTACGTCGCCGATGACCTGGCCGAGTTCAATCCGGAAATCGCCGGCGAAGGCTTCAAGCGGGTGGTGTTCCAGCGCGGCCGGTGGCGCGTTGTGTGGTGCATCACCACCGATGGCAAGCTGCGTTCGTTGACCCTGCGCCGCCGCCAGCAGCTCTATGCATGGGCGCGCCACGAACTCACCAACGCCTTTATCGAGAGCATCGCTGTTATTCCCTCCACTGATGGGCGGGAGCAGGAGTTGTGGCTTGCCATAAGGCGCGAAATCAACGGCGAAACGAAGCGCTACATCGAAAAAATGACGCAGCTCTCCGACTTCGTTGGCCGCGAAGACGCGACCGGAGCATGGTTCCTCGACAGCGCTATTGAGTACAACGGCAGCGAGACATCTGTCCTGTCCGGGCTGGATCACCTCGAAGGTGAGACAGTGACCGTTTTCTCAAGCGGCCGCGTTTTGCAACAGGGTGTGGTTTCTGGTGGGCAGGTGCAGCTGCAAGAGCCTGTCACGCACGCGCTGGTGGGATATGGCTACCAGTCCGAACTGAAAACGCTGCCGCTGCGAAGTATCCAGGACACGAGCGGGGCAGGGCGCCCGGTTCGCCCGGCCAGGGTGACCGTCGACCTGCTGGCGTCGGCGGGGGTGGAGGTTGCCGGCAGTGGCGCTCAACCGGAGCCGGTGCTGAACATGGCGGCGGTCGGCCCGATGAGCTCTGCCGTCCCGCTCATGACAACCTCAAAGACAGTGGGCTCAAGAGGATCATGGAACACGGACGGGATGGTGTCGGTGATCCAGTCGGAACCGCTGCCGATGACCACGCTGGGCATAGCCACTCACTATTCGATCGGAGAAGGGGACCGCTAATGTGTGATGCAACGCTGCTGCTTGGTGCAACGGCCATGAGCGCGGTTTCTGACATTCAGGCCGGGCGCGAAGCCTCCGAGATCCACAAGTACAACCAACGGATCCTCGAACAGAACGCGGCTGCGGAGCGCCGGCGCGCTTCGATTGACGAGCAACTGACAGCGCGGGAAGGAGAACGGCGCAAGGCTACGCAGCGGGCCCAGCTCGCCAAGCAGGGTGCGCGGCTCGATGAGGGATCACCCCTGGCGCTACAAGTCGAGGCGGCCGGAAATGCCGAGTACGAAGCCCTGCTTGCCGGCATACCGGGCTTGGCAAATGCGGCCGAGCTCGATGCGCGCGCATCGCTCGAGGGTTTTGAGGCAAAGCGGGCCAAGCGTGCGGGTGTCCGAAACGCGGTCTCCAACATCATCATTTCGACCGGCAGCCGCTTTGCCACGATGGGGGCATAAATGGCTGATCGCGTACTCACCGGTCTCCGGGCTCCGGCTTCCGTTCAGAATGTCCAGGCCCGTGTCCCCGCACCGGACAGGTCGGCCAGCCAGCTGTCGGCGACTTTGCTCGACGTTGCCGAGAAGCGCCGCAAGGCCCGAGAAGCCGTGGAAGTTTCCAAGGCACAAGCTGACGCAGCAATCGGGATTTCGACACTTGCGAGCGATCTGGAGCAAGACCCAGACTATGGGACAGCGCTTGAGCGGTACGATGAGCAGAGCTCCGCTCTCGTCAATCAGGCCCTGTCCGGTATCAGCAATGAGCAGACCCGCGCCTTAATGGAACAGCGCTTGCGGCAGGCAAGCCATTCAGCCCGGATCCGTCTTGACCAGCAGGTGTTCCGCCGGGAAGCGGATGCAGCAATTGCGGGGCTTGATGAACAGCTGACCCAGTTTTCCCAGGGCGCGGCCGGAAATGCAGCGGAGCGGCAGGCTTTCGTGCAGATGGGTGACGAAGCCATTGTCCGGATGGCCCAATCTGGTTTCATCACCCAGCAAGATGCGGTGGCGCGCTCTGAACAGTTCAGGCGCGACATAGATGAGGTCGCGGCTCGGCAGCTGATCCAGTCAAATCCCTATGAGGCCCGGCAGGCGCTGGGGGATGACAGTCGATTTGAGCATCTGGACCCAGTGTTGCGGATCCGGCTGCGTGACAGTGCGGATGCAGATATCCGCGCTGCGGAGCGGGAGGCGCGCGCGCGGGCCAGAGAGGCCGGCTCGGAAGCCCGGTATCTGATGGGGCAGGCTGACAAGATCATCGCACAAGGCCTGGAGCCGGAGGCGGACCTGGTAGACCGCATTGCTGCCACCACGGCAGCCAGTGGTGACCCAGCGCTCCGCGAGCGCCTTGACACGCTTGCGGGTGTGTTGACGCAGGCGCGAGAAATGCGAGGCATGACGCCTGCCGAGCAAGAGGCCCATATTGCGGCCCTCGAACGGCCGGGCATGGCGTCTGACGCTGACCGGGCCGCACGGTTGAAGTCCGCGCGCTCGATCTTCGCCGAAACCCGCCGCGCCGTGGCCTCAGATCCCCTCGCTCATGCCCGCCGCAACGCAGTTGTTCCCATCGAGCCCGTCGATTTCTCTGACCCAGAAAGCGTTGAAGCGCGCATGTCAGCGGCGGTGCGTGTCAGCGAGCGCTATGGGACCGAGTTTAAGTTCTTCACGCAAGCCGAGGCAGGTGCTGTCGGCCGTCAGCTCGATCAGCTGGAACCTGACAGCCAGGCCGAGGCTATTGGTGCGCTCACGCAAACCCTGGGCCCCCACGCGCCGGCTGGCCTGGCGCAGCTTGCGGACGCCGGGGAAGGCACCCTGGCCCACGCAGGGGGGCTTATGGCGCAATCGCCCGCCTATCACCGAGTAGCGTCTGAGATCCTTGCCGGACGGAAGGCAATGGCCGACGGGGCGGATGTCTCTATCCGGCCTGTCGACCGGGAGGCGATCATGGCGGATGTCATCGGCAACGCTCTTGGACCACAATACGGCGCTGTCCGTGCCCGGATCCAGGAGGCGGCTGACGCGCACTATACAGCTCAAGCCGTGATCCAGGGCGTGTCAGCCTTTGACGCCAGGCTCTATGAGAAATCTCTCCGCGCCGTGAGCGGCGAGATTGATGGCACCGGCGGTTTTGATCAGATCAATGGGCAGATGGTTGCTCTGCCTCCGGGGCGCAGCGCTGACGATCTGGAGGACGTGATTGCATCCCTGGAAGACGCGGATCTCAAGACGTTGACGGGCGACGTGGGCGCATTTCACGGTGATGGGACGCCGGCGACGGCGAGCGATCTGCGCGAGGGATATCTGGTGACTGTATCGCCTGGGCGCTATCGCGTTTCGATGACGCGGCCGGAGAACGGGGCAGAATATCTGGTGACCCGCGATGGCGCGGCTGCGGTCATTTTCGACTTGACCGGTCAGGCGGCTCGACCTGGCGCATCTGCTCTTCGCGAGGTCGACCGGGAAGACTTTGGGGGCGCGTTGTGACCTTCTTCGAGGCTCCGGCCGGCAACAGGATAAGCGTGCGGCCGGACGAAGTTAGCCGCGGCCCCAACGCAACTGCCGGGGAGGCCTTCTCCGCTGCATTCAACGAGGTACGTGCGACGGATCTTTCGGTATCGCGCGGTCGCAACGTCAAGCGGGCAATCGTTGAGCGCCGGGAGGCGATCGAGCGAATTACGGGGAAGGACTACGACGAAGCTGTCGCGCCATACTTGCCGCCACGCCGAGTTGGGGAGGCTGTGACCCCGGAGCAGCTGCTGAAGGGAACAAACGATGCGGTGGATGCGCTCCGCCGTGACCTTGGCGACAAGGGTGCCGCAATCCTGCCCAGCTCCATGCTGGCGCGCCGTGGCGAAGAGCTTGCTCTTGAGAAGGTTGAGGCCTCGGCCGCTGTCGAGGGGCGCACGCGCTCGACAGGCGCAAGTGCCGCTGCACTTGCCGGTGGCATGGCGGGGTATCTGACGGATCCCGTCATTCTTTTGTCGATGGCGTTCGGCGGTGGCAGCGGGTCGGCGCTGCGGGCGGTCGGAACGGAAATGGCAATTGCAGCCGGGTCCGAGGCTGCCATTCAACCGGCAGTGCAGGCATATCGCGCGGATCTCGGGCTGCCTTCCGGGTTCGGTCAGGCCGCAACCAATGTTGCGGTCGCTACCGCCGGCGCGGGGCTTTTCACGGGAGCCGTGAGAGCGGGCGGCAAAGCGGCACCCAAGGCAATTGAAGCCAGCCGTGTTGGTGCTCGTGCGCTGGCCCGACAGCTCCGTTTGCTGGGGCGTGAAGGAGAGGCCCGGACGGCGGAGACACTTGGCGAAAAGGCTGTCCTGGACGGTATCGACAACCCCTACGAAGACACGCCGGCCGGCCGGTCGGCGCACCGGGAGAACATGGCGGCGGCCAGGGCGGCGCTGGAGAGCGGTGAGGCGCTGACGACACCCCCGGCGCCGATGAGAGCTGACATCATTCCGGACGGGATTGCGGGCCTGCCAGCACCCAAGCCGGGGGAGCCTGTTGCGGGCATTCTTTCGTTTGATCCGGACGAGCTGATCGTTGACGCCCAACGCTTTCAATTCAAGGACGGCGGCGACGATGCAGGCGTCACTGACCGCCTGGCCGGTGTCGAAGAATGGGATCCATTGCGGGCGGGCGTTGCGCTTGTCTGGGAAGATGAGAGCGGCGCTCGGTTCATCGTGGATGGTCATCAGCGCCGGGGGTTGGCGTCGCGAATAAAGGCGACCGGAGCGGAGGCCCCGCAGCTGCCGGGGTATCTGCTGCGGGAAGGAGACGGGATCTCGGCCGAAGGCGCGCGCGCGATTGCAGCGACGAAGAACATTGCCGAAGGGACAGGGACCGCGATTGATGCCGCCAAGGTGCTCCGTGATGCCCCGGAGATTGGCGTGAGCCTGCCGCCGCGTTCGGCGCTTGTGCGCGATGCGCGCGGGTTGGCTGCTTTGTCCGACGATGCCTTTGGGATGGTGGTCAACAAGGTGGTCGACCCCGCACATGCCGCATTGGCAGGGCGGCTTGCTGGGGGCTCTCCGGATCTGCATCCAGAGATCCTGGCTGTGGTGGCCCGTCACAAGCCCGCATCACTGGTGGAGGCGGAAAGCATCATCCGCGACGTGATCGACGCGCCCGCCGTCCGGGAAACACAGTCATCCCTGTTCGGCGAGCAGGAAGTAAATCAGCCGCTCTACGCGGAGCGGGCCAAGGTCATCGCCGCCGCCGAGCGGCAATTGCGCAAGGATCGCCAGGCCTTCGGGACGTTGGTGCGTGAAGAGAACCGACTGACAGAAGAGGGCAACGTCCTTGCCGGCGACCGCAACAGACAGAGAGCGGAGGAAGATGCAAAAGCAATCGAGAAAATCCAGCGGCTTGCCCGGCGGAAAGGGCCCATCGCGGACGCCCTCGCCGAAGCAGCCAACCAGGTCCGGGCAGGCAAGCGCCCAGGTGACGCCGCCGCGTCCTTCATCGACACAATCCGAAAGGCTCCCGATGAGCTTGAGCCAGGCGGGAATGCTGGGCGTGGCGCTGGCGCAGATCGGGAAGCTGGCGGAGGCAAGAGCGGAAGCCGTCCGGAGCCAGCGGGGCCCGGGACAGGACGACCGGAACGCCTAGCGCAAGGGCGCGCTCCTGCGGCCTCGGCAGAGGCGACCGAACATGTTGAGCGGATCTTTGATGACCCAGACGTGCAGGCGATCGACACCGAAGCGAGGCGGCTTGAAGTAGAGCTGGAGCGCGAAATCCGTACCGATGGAAACTTTGAGCTCCCTGACCTGTTCGATGGAGACGCGCGGACGGCGCAATCCATTCTCGATGAAGCGGCGGCGGAGAAGGAGTTTCTGTTTCAACTCGAAGTGTGCGGGAAGGCGGGCTGATGTCACTCCGAAACTGTATCGCGGACCTTGTTGCCGCCGGCACGATCGACGCGAATCGAGCGGCCAGGGCAGAAGAACTCTTCGATGAGGTGGAAGCCTCGTATCTGGAAAGCCTCGGCCCGGAGGCTGCGGCCGAGTTTGCCACCCGTGAGACCCTGGCGCGATTGAAAATGGAGGCCGCGCAGCGGCGCCGACAGACTGCGTTGCAAGCAACTGTCTGGAAACGGATCACCACGGACCTAGACGAGTACATTGCCCGTGACCCCTCGGGGCGGCTGACCGGCTCCGCTCTGGAGGATGTTATTGCGGGGCTCATTGACGGGACGGGGCTTTCGGTCCGTTCGGCTTCGGCACAGCAGCGCCGCAATGTCATCCGTGGCCTTGCACATGCCAAGATCGAGGCTGCGTTGAGAAAACACAGTCGCAATCTCCTGGGCGCAACCCGCAACAAGGCCAGCCTGGTCAATGTCGTGAGGGAGCTCTTTGGGGAAACCAGCGGTGACAGGGCCGCCGGCGAAATTGCGCAGGCTTGGGGCGAAGCGGCTGAAATGCTCCGTGTCCGGTATAACGCCGCAGGCGGGCACATTGCCAAGCGGAAGGATTGGGGCTTGCCGCAAAGCCACGACTGGCTGCGGGTGCGAGAAGTGACGTTTGCCGAGTGGCGGGACTACATACTTCCCCGGCTTGATCTGAGCAGGATGGTAGACGACACAACAGGACGCGCGTTCACACCGGAAGCAGCAGAACGTGCCCTGCGCGAGACCTATGAGGCTATCCGGACAAACGGGCTATCCAGGGTGACGCCCTCCGGCCAGGCGCGAGGCGTGGCCATGGCAAACCGCAGGTCCGATCACCGTTTTCTTGTGTTCCGGGACGCGGAAGGATGGCTCGAATATCAGGAGCGCTTCGGCGAGCCCGACCCCTTCAACACGATGATGGGGCACATCGACAGCATGTCGCGCGACATAGCGATCATGGAGGCGATGGGCCCGAACCCGACAGCCACGCTCCGCTATGTCGATACGTTTTTGCAGAAGCGGGCGGTTGAGAGCGAGATCAAGGGAAAGAAAGGAAAAGCAGAGCGGGATGCGGCCCGCCGGGCGTCGGCGAAGCTTAATACCCTTTACGAGCTCTATATGGGCACTCACAACGCGCCGATCGAAGGGACCGGCGCGCAACTTCTTGCGTCCACGCGCGACCTGCTCACGGCGGCGCAGCTTGGCTCCGCTGCCCTGTCTGCCGTCTCGGATATCGCCTTTCAGCGGATGGCGGCCGCCCAGGTTGGGTTGCCGCATTGGCGGGTCGTAAGCCGCCAGGTGCAGCTGCTTAATCCGGCCGACGCGGGCGACCGGCAAATCGCGGTTCGGCTGGGGCTGATTGCCGACGATGCTTCCCGGCGATCTGTCGCGCAGCAGCGCTACGTTGGTGACGCGATGGGCGGAGAGATTGCTTCAAGGCTTGCGGACTTCACACTCCGGGCCTCCGGGTTGTCTGCATGGACCCAGGCCGGCCGTCATGCCTTCGGTATGGAGTTTCTTGGGTTGCTCGCCGACAACGCCCACGTCGCATTTGCAGACCTCCCCGGCCCGTTGCGGCGCACGATGGAGCGTTACCACATTGGGGCGGACACCTGGGATCTGGCGCGGGCTACGAAGCTATACGAGCCTGAGCCCGGTGCGTCCTTCCTCCGCCCTGCTGATTTTGCCGACCGGTCGGATCTGAGTGCAGCCGTTCGCGATGACCTGACAACACGCTTTCTTGCCATGGTGCAGAGCGAAACCGAATTTGCGGTGCCTTCCGTGTCACTGCGCGGCCGGGCCGCCACGTTCGGCGTTCCCAAAGCCGGCACCGTCGCCGGTGAGCTGATCCGGTCTGTAGCGATGTACAAGAACTTTGCCGTGTCGGTCACGTTTCTGCATGGTCGCCGTCTGATCGAGCAACGGGGCGTCATGGGCAAACTTGCCTATGCAGCCAATCTGGCGATTGGAGCCACGGTGCTTGGCGGCCTCAGCCTCCAGCTCAAGGAAATCGCAAAGGGGAGGGATCCGCGGAGCGTAACCGAAGCGCCAGAGGCCTTTGTGCTGGCCTCGATGCTGCAAGGCGGTGGCCTCGGTATCTTTGGCGATTTTCTGTTCTCGGACGTGAACCGCTTCGGGCGTTCCTTTGGCGATACGGTTGCCGGGCCGGTGGTCGGTCTCGCTGGCGATGCGATCGGCATAGGCCAGCGCCTGGCCACGGATCTTGCGGCCGGTGAGGATCTGTCGCTTGGTGGGGATCTCGTCAATTTCGCGCGCCGTTATACTCCTGGCGCGTCGATCTGGTATCTGCGGCTGGCCTATGAACGGATGTTCCTCGACCAGGTGGAGATGGCCGTAGACCCGGACGCAAAAGCACGGTATAGACGGCTTGAGCGCCGATTTGAGAAGGACACGGGCCAGGAATATTATTGGCCTCCCGGTGAACCTGCCCCTGTAAGGCTTCCGCAGTAATGGCGGAAGTGCGATGCCCGTTGAAACGGAGCTGCGGCGCAAGATCTACACGGTGGACGGGATCAGTAACCCGCCCCTTGTTGTCCCGTTTTACTTTCTGGAAAATTCTGATCTGACCGTTCGTCTCTATGACGCCAGCGGTGCCGAGACTGTTCTTGATCTGAATACGGATTACACAGTCAGCGGGGCAGGTGCGCCGGAGGGCGGGCAGGTCACGCTACTTGCAACTCCGCCGACCGGCCAGGTGGACATTGAGCGGGTTGTCCCGCTGGTCCAGCGGGCGAAGTATCCCCGTGGCGGAGGCTTCCCGGCCCAGGCGCACGAGGCCCAGATGGACCGCCAGACAATGGCGCTCCAGCAGGTTGCCGCGTCTGCGGCCCGTGGGATCCAGCTGCCGTCATCTGATGGCGACGGCGCGGTGCAGGTCTTGCCGGCGCGAGCAAGCCGCCTGGGCCGCGCGCTCGTGTTCGATCCGAACACTGGCGACGTTGGCGTCAGTCCGGACCATTACGTCAACCAGACCGCAGCCGTGCAGGCGCTTGCCGATGAGGCGGAAGCCAGCGCAGCGACAGCAACGGAACAGGCCTTGAGCAGCGTCGGCTTTGCGGCTGCGAAAGTGCTGACGGTCGCTGACAGTCCCTACGCCGTCAATTCCGGCGATGCCGGGTGTTTACTCGTTTGTGACACATCCGCCGGGGACATCTCGATCACCCTGCCGGAAGTATCAGCGATGCCGGCCGGCTTCGATATCGGAATCCAGAAGCGCACGGCGGATGCAAATACCGTCACCGCTCAGCGGAGCGGGACGGATGTGTTTTTTGGTGGTGCGACCACGTTCGGCCTGGCGGTCGCGCGTGGTGTGCGCCTGCTGGCCAATGCCGGTGTGACGCCAAATGCCTGGGTGGATATCCCGTTCGGGCAGACGGCCGTGGACCGCCGGCGTGTGTTCTTCGTTGCGGGGACTGATTTCACAGCTGGAAGTTCGACACAGATCACTCTGCCTTCCGGCCGGCCTGCCGGTGCAGCTGCCCTGGATATCTATTTCGACGGCGCTTACGTGCAGGCTGACCAATGGGGCTACACCGCTGCGACCGGGGTTGTGACCTTCCTCTCGGCTATTCCGGCGAACGTGTCGAAGATCGAAGCCAAGTGGATGGCCCCGCTGGCGCAGGGGGTGCCCGGTGACGGTACTCTGGGCCCGGAAAAACTGGCGCAATCAACCTACGACTATATCCAGACCCTGACGCCCATGCCGGCTGAGAGCATCGAAGGGCTGAAAGTGTCGCCGGGGGCCGGAGATGTGGCGCATACGGTCGACATTACTGCCGGCCGGATCCGGGCAGCTAATTCTGCGGCCGTCATCGAGCTCGCCGCAACAACGCTGTCGCTGCTCAATGCTGGCCACTTCGTGAACGGCGGAGCCCTGGCAGCTTCCAGCACCTATCACCTTCTTGTCGGGATCTCCGGCGGATCCGCTGTAGCGGCATTCAGCCAGACAGTCTCATTGCCGGCCGGATGGACTGCCTTTCGCTGTCTCTGGTCAATCCTGACAGACGCCAGCTCGGATCTGGCCAAATTCCGGCAGCAGGGGGATCGCAATATCTGGTGTGGCGTGCCACCGGTCACCGCGTTCAATTTTTCGGGCGCCGGGGCTCTTCTGGGATCTCTCTTCATTCCCACCGGTATCGAGGTTGACGCGCTCGTGAACTATTACAGCCCAAGCGCATCGGGCACCTTCGCGCGGCTGGCGTTGCTTCATCCGGATCAGGATGCATCGGCCGTGCCCGGCACCGGTGGCTTTCCGCTCGGAACGACATATCCAAGCGCCGGGACCGAGACCGGCAACACGACCATCGTGAGCACGGACGCTCAAGCGCGGATCCAGGTGCTGACATCGGCTACGTCAGCCAGCGTGGTTCGCGTCGTCCCGATTTCCTTTGTCCACCCCCGGCGAACAATGGTCTGACACGATGGCACCGGCAATTGATGCGACCGCGATCAACCTGGCTGAACTCTTCGTGCAGCTGCTCCTGGCCTGTGTCGGCGGGCTGGCTCTTGTCCTGATCCGACAGCTTTTCAAGCGTATCGAGGATCTGGAGAGTTCGGCCCAGGCCCTCGCCAAGCAGCTGGCCGAACACAAGCTTTATGCGGCGGAGCGCTTCGTTTCCATCCACCGGCTGCAAAAGGTCGAGGAGCGGTTGACGGAGGAGCTGCGCCAGTTGCGCGAGACAATCCAGGATCAGCCCCGCCAGCTGGCCGAGATCTTCCGCCACCGGTCGGGGGAGGGTGGGTCATGACCCAGAATTTTCCGGCCCGGCTCGATATCCGGGATCCAATCTCAGGACGGGTGTACTTCGGGCACGCGGAGCTGATGGACCGGAGCACTGGCGAGGGGCGTTTGGCACCGGGCTTCTCGGCCGCGTTGCTCGCGCTTCGTCTGGACTTCGGCGAGAAGATGTTCCCGACGAGCTGCTGCCGCTCGGCCGAACGCAATCGGATTGTCGGCGGACACCCTCGATCGCTTCATGTCTACGACAAGCCGCACTGGCCGACCGAGGGGTGCTGCTCGATCGACATCAATCTCGCGCGCTGGGGCCGGCGCGCTGAGGATTACTTCGAGGCCCTGGCAAAGGTGGCCTGGGATCGGGGCTGGTCGATTGGCGACGGCCGGCACCGTGGCTTCATCCATCTTGATCGACGGACGCATGTGCTGGGCTTTCGCCAGGCCCGGTTCAGCTACTAGGAGGCTGTCATGGTTGGACTACCACTCTTCGACGGGATTGCTTCGCTGGCGGACACGCTGATTGATCGCCTGGTGCCGGACAAGGCCGAAGCGGCGCGCATCAAGGCAGATGTGGCGATCAAGCAGCAGGCCCTTTCTGCGGAGCTTCACAAGGCGACCCTGGAGCTGGCCAAGGAAGACGCCAAGAGCGGGAAGGGCGGCTATCGCTGGGGGGCGGGATGGCTGTGCGTGGTGTCACTCGGCTTTGCCTGGGTCATCCATCCGCTCATGGCCTGGCTGTTGCTCATCGTTGCGCCTGACGTGCCGCCGCCGCCCAATATTCCTGTCACAGAGCAATACGCGATGCTGACCGGAATGCTCGGGCTTGCCGGCATTCGCGCGCACGACCTGCTCAAGGGCACGCGCACCTGACGCGCACCCGCGTCCGGCGGATCCGGGCATGACGATTGGAGACCAGAATGGAAGACACGACCAGCGAACAGAAGATTGCCTCGACCGATGACCGGCGTACCCAGAACAACACGCTGCGGCACAGTTACCGGGTGCTGACCGAAAAGGAAAAGGCTGACATGGGCGATGTGAAGGCGCTGGGCCAGGCCCTGCTGGACAAGCTTGAAGGCCTGGGCTCGTCGCGTGAGATCTCGATCGCCAAGACGAAGGTCGAGGAAGCCGTAATGTGGGGCTGCAAGGACATCACCAGCTAA